TAAATATCCACAATAGGTGTTTATCACAATTCAAGAAAGTTAGTAATTATGTATAATACAGTAACAGCAGTAGGTTATCTGGTCAAAGACCCAGAAATGAAGCAGACAAATAGCGGAAAAACTGTAACCCGACTTCGGGTTGGTATTTCCCCTAGCAATGCAAAAACAAAGTGCTTCATTGATCTTGAAGTATGGGATAAAACTGCTGAAGTAGCAGGAAAGTATCTTTCAAAAGGCCGAGAGTTTGTCTTTAGTGGCGAACTTGCAATGGACTCTTGGGAGAAGGATGGAAAAAATTTCTCCAAGTACTATATTAAGGGTCGGGACATCCAATTCCTTAATTCTGGTTCTAAAGAGAAGAAAGATGATGATTCAAAAACTCCAGCGTCAGTAGGTGCTGGAGATGACGAAGTGCCATTTTAATGAAGATCTTAGTAGAAGCACCTATTAACTCCCTCAGCCTCGGCAATGTTAGCTATAACATTATCAGGGAGTTGTTTGAGAAAGGACACGATGTTGGTATCTGGCCTACTGGGAATATAGACCTTAAAGCATATGATATTCCAGATGATTTAAAGTCTAAGATCCAAAACTCAATCAATAATAGGTACTCCTACTTAGGGGAGGAAACCCCTTGTTTAAAAGTTTGGCATCTCAATGGTTCTGAAAATCGTAAAAATGAAAAACAATACCTGTATTCGTTTTATGAGTGTAATAACCCTACGGAAGTAGAAGAACAAATTTGCGATGCCCAAACTGAAACATTCTTTAGTTCTGAACACGCTGCTAACTTGTTTGGCAGCAGCTTCGTCCCTTTGGGTTTCGACAAAGACTTCAAAGAAACAAAAAAGGAATACCTGAGTGATGTTATTCACTTTGGTTTAATGGGCAAGTTTGAGCATAGGAAGCATACAGCTGCTATTATTAGAACTTGGCTAAAGAAATATGGGAATAACCCTAAGTACCAGTTATCTTGTTTAGTAAACAATCCGTTCTACAAACCGGAGGACATGCAAAAAACCTTGAACGCTGTTCTCGGTGGTAAAAGATATACAAACATTAACTTTCTTCCTCATTTAGAGAAAAATTCAGAAGTGAATGAGTTTCTAAATGCAATAGATGTTGATTTAACAGGTCTTTCTGGAGCAGAAGGTTGGAACCTTCCTGCATTCAATGCAACTTGTTTAGGGAAATGGAGTATTGTTTTGAACGCCACATCTCACAAGGATTGGGCTACAAAAGAAAACTCTATCCTGATAGAACCGAATGGAGAGGTAGATTGTGCTGACAATGTATTCTTTAAGAAGGGTTCGCCCTTTAACCAAGGAACTTTTTACTCTTGGGACGAGGATCAGGTGTTGGCAGCCATGGAAGAGTCTGAGAAAAAAGTGGGACATACTAACACAGAGGGACAAAAGTTGGCAGACAAGTTGACTTATTCTAACACTGTGGATGTCATTATGTCCCGTATCTCCAACGATTTTTAGGGTGGCACATGTTATGTTAATAGTGGAGTATGATTAATACATTATTTGACAATATATTCGAAGATTATTCAGTTAGACCATATAGCACTATCAGAGATAAAGGGGACTTTTACCAACTGAAGGTTGAGCTTCCCGGTTTCTCTAAAGATGATGTCGAAGTGGAAGTAACAGATGATCTGCTCAACATTGAGACCAAGCCTAAGGATTCAAAGAAGAAATTCTCTGTGAAATTAATGAAAAAAGTTTATACAGAAAACATATCTTGTAAGATGGAAAAAGGGTTGCTACTTGTAGAGTTGCCTAAAAAAGGGGTGGTTAAACCTTCTAAGATTAAGGTCAATTAAACAGCGGGGGTGGAAACGCCCCCGTTTTTATTTATAATAACATATGCCTCTGTACACTTACCGTCACCCAGATACAGGAGAGGAGAAAGATGTTCTCCAGTCAATGAACGATGAGCATATCTATATCGACGAGTTCGGCCTTGAGTGGAAAAGGGTGTTCAGTGTCCCTCACGCATCAATCGACTCAAACATAGACCCTTTTAGCCAAAGTCAATTCAGGGACAGCACAGGAGCAAAAAAAGGCACTGTGGGTAATATGTTAGACTACTCAGAAGAGATGAGTCAACGCAGGGCTGAAAAAGCTGGAGGAGAAGACCCTGTAAAGAAAAAATACTTTGACGATTACGCTGCAAAAAGAAATGGTCAGCGCCACGTTGCAGAACTAAAAACTTACGAGAGTAAGAATGTTAAGGTTGATTACGATTAGAGACCGAATCTAGATTTGGTGGCATTGTAGTTCTGAGATATTTCGTCTTGTGTCAAAGCTTTGTTATAGATTTTAACCGAATAGACTCTACCTTGAACTTCTCTATAGCCGTTCGCATTTGCTGAGACAGCATCTCCCATGCCGGTAGTAGTAGAAAAATTCTGTACACTACCACTTAAAGATTCTGCATTCTTCAATACAGCATTAATATAATTTTTTTGAGTTGCACCGTCCCACGTAAGTATAATCTGCACTATGTTTGAATTACTAGCTACGACTCCAGTATTCATATTGACATATTGACCATTCAACGCTGCTGTATATTTCCCATTGTTTGATACACCAATATGCAAATAAGAATTGCCTGTGGAATTACTACTAGAATTATTATGCAGAAGATATGCAAATCCCCCTGCTGCACCACTCGATGCAATTATATTTGTCCATATTTCATAAGTCTGAGATGATGAAGCTCCTATAGGAGTAGTAAACGTAGCTCTGTCATTAGAACCATCAAATACAATCGCACCTCCATTTGCAGAACTAAAAACTGGCCCATTAATTAATGTACTGTTGTAGTCATTGCCACTTCTATCATACCAAGTTGATCCACTTCCGGGATTCGATATGCTATCGGAAGCATCTAAGTTTAGAACTAATCCGTCAGTAACAATGTTCTTGCTGTTTTTTATTTTTAAACCCATTTTATTGATTTTCTATTTCAAAACTGAAGCTGAGTGAGTAATTCATGTTGTCGTTAACATCCATAGAGTAGGCAGAACTTTCCAATCTTAGAGAATCAAAAGAGAATGTATTCTGATACTCCCCGCTTCTATCTTGTATCTTTACGTCAAAATCATAACTTGATTCTGTGTTCATCAGTGCCGCCAATTCACCAGTGGCAAAACCAGAAACCAAAAGTTCCATATTCACAGATGCTGTTATAGGGTATTGTATTTTTCTTCCATACACATAGTTACTACCCAGTCCATGAAGGTCTGTCCTTTGAATAGGGATGTCAAAGGCAAAAGATTGTATATGAGCATCACCACTTATAGGCGCACCCCCAACCTCTAAGTTCTGTAGAGTTAGCTCAACATGGTCTGGCCCACATAGAGGAGGATCAAATCTATTTATGTTACTATAGTAATCAAAACCAAGAACTTTAGCGTCTTCCAAAGAAACCGAACCTACATTAGTATTGTTCCCCGACTGTAGGTTAATAGCGGGGTTTTCAACGTTGTCAAAGTAACCATTCTCCACAGTCATATTTGAACACTTGTAAGAGGTAGAAACCACGGGTAGAGACCCTACAGAAAAACCCAAAGAGTAACTTGTTAAGAATGCGTTTCCAACAGAAAGAACCTCAGCACCTGTTGTAAGGTTTGCGACCTCAGAGTCGCCGTTATTGATCATGTCAGACCCTTGGTCTTGATGATTTACTATGTAGAAATTTTGATCTTGATTTGTGTACCCCTCAAAAAAACCAGTCCCGACATAAGACGGGTTTGATTCGGACAACCCTAGTAAACTCTCATTAAGCATTGCAGGGGTGTAGTAATAGTCGATGCTCAGATCTACATCGGGCATCCTAGTGATATCGTTGACAGCTAAGTTTTGAGATCCAATCTGTTTAGATTTTTGCCTGTCTTGGGAGAAACCCACAGAGACGCTTTGGACGGCGCTCATATAAGCTCCGCTCATGCTTGAGCCAGTTCTATCGTCAGTGGTGAAAGCTGGTCTTTGCCCAGCAATCACAAGAGAGTTATTACTTTTTAATATATCTCTAGCCATATTAAGTGTCTGTTGGGATTATGCCTAGAACGTCTTCTACTAGGCTTACTTGTAAATCGTTTGAGTTGAAATAGTTCCAAGTGTGAGTCCAAGAAGGGGAGTAAAAAACCTTTGGCCTATTATAAACAGAAGGTATTTGATGTCTAAAGTTTCTATAACCACCTTTCATTTCTAAGAAGTGGACCATAGCCTTTAGTTGTTTGTTCGATATGTTTTTGAAGGAGTAGTCTACTGGGAAAGTTGCATTGTTGTCATTAGACTTCACTCTTTGTCTAAAGGAGTTTTTGAATTCCAGCTGCTCGTTCTTAAAAATAACAGAGTTGTTAAAGCCAACATCAGGCTCAAAGAAAAACTCTTGGCTCCACTTGCTAGAAGAACCTGTAGGTCCATCCGCACTAGTAGATGACGAAGTGTGGTC